GTCCGTTGCAGATGCTTCTTGTCAGAAGCAACTATTGAAGCAACGAGCGCGTCTAGCGACGTTCCGCTATTACCAAAGTCGAACTGGGAACTAACGTCATCAATTGTGACGTGGCTCCAGTCCTTAAACCACTGTCCAGGAGGCACGGTTATGTTAGGCCGTGGCTGGACAGTAGGCGTAGACTCCAAACGCAGCAAACATTTCGCTAGCGCTGCGTACCCACCCGACCCGGGTTCGACCTCAAGGAGGTCTTCCTGGTAAACCGGGCGAACCACCCACGCTTTAATTTCTAAGCGTTGCAGCTCGGGATTCCAACGCGTTTTCACACGTCGAAGATCACCCTGGGCACGCCTCAGTCCCACACTTTTGTTGGACCCACCGGGGATAGCCCCGATGAGTGACTCGAGTTTTGAAAACATGTACTCGGCCGTGCCACAAATACCAGCTTCTTCAAGCTGATTCGCTGTGGAACACCATGAGATTATATGTGGAACTTGACGTCGGTTCTTCGGGAGCGTCTGTCGGAGATACGTTGGTGTTACCATCGCACCCTTCCAGGCGTCCACCCCGCAAGACTCACGAAAGTGTCCTTCCGTGAACGTTTTCGAGGTATTTACCTTGCAGTTGTATTTACGCAGGTAATCGAGAACCGTTCTCGCATTCGCGCTGGGGACAGCTATATCGTCCCCATACACGTACACGTCTCTTCCTACCTTTCGGAGGTTGGAAAACGTGTAGGAGAGTTGCTGTGCATCCATTAAAGCCATTACACATATGGTGTAAAAATACATGGCCTCAACTGGAAAACACAGGGCACTACCCATAGACGCGAACTTCTTCAATGGCCCAATAGTGCGGCCATCGGGAAGCAACGCCCACCTCGAACGACATGCCTCGATCGCATCCTTAAGGTCAGGACACGAATCGAACATCGCCAATGCCAAATCCCGCGGAACGCGGTCACTGGCATCGGAAAGATCGATCGTTGCTAATCGACCAGTCATTGAGGATTCGATCGCCACCAACTGATTAATCGACTGATCACGAAAGTTTATGTGACCAGCCGTCAGGTCAGACCGCTCAATCGTCTCGTATAGATACGACCGGACAGCCTGCTGCGCATATTGCATACACGCAGGTTCTATGGCGATTATTCGGGGACCCTTGAGAGTCTTTGGCACAGCCACAACCCGTACGGGCTGCTCAGCCGTGTCTGGCACGATCGTAACCATCTCCAGCTCTCTGCTCTCGGCAGGCGTACCCAGAGGGTACGCGAAACCAATAAGAGGAAAGAAAGGCTCGAGACGATCATACCAATACCTCCAGACGTACTTCGAATTACCTGAAATACGTTCGGCGGTAGCTCCTGGACCATGCTTGGGGGTAAGTTCGTGAGTACTAAACCCACGGAACATATTGCCCCAAAGCATCGAAGAAACCGCAAGAAATTTCTCGCGATCCTCCGTAGAAGCAAAGTCTTCTTCAAGGGATTGCTCAACTTGGATGTAACTCTCAATCGCAGCCGACACTCTTGCCGGTGCACACTCGATTTCGACCTTCTTAAACAGCAAGCAGACTTGTCTGACTGCTGCAACGACGGACGCTGAGTGATAATTTGGGGGTTCATCTTTTAACTCTCCTGTTTCTCTAGTGAACAACAGACCGATCATACCCTGGAACAAACTAGGGATTGATCCATCCTTCACCCGGCCGAAGCCGGCAAAAGATGTTGGGTCTATACGTCCAGTGGCAAGACTTTTCTCAAAGTCTTTGCAAAACTGTGGCAGCGTAATCGTAAGAAACGACACGCCTTCACTAGTCACACGCGACCTAATGGTTTTAAGGTCGCGCCTATCAGAAACATCAGCGATGCATCTGGCGGTCGCGTCTTCATAGACGCGCACCACTAACTCTAGAAAGTCACTTACGTTGCTTTTCATGACTGCCTCCTCATTCGGGGGTCGGTCATCAAGCCACGCAACTAACCTGGTAAAACAGGCACAACCCTAACACCAACTGATTACTCACCGTATTCGTAGGGGATTGGTCGACCATCATGGCCGATCACCTCCTTAAGAATAATGGACAGGGTGTCCAACGAGGCCGAAATTTCCATCTCGACCGAGTCGAACATTACGTCATCTGAGCAGCATTTACGAAGCTCAGAAACGAGATCCTTCATCTTCGCCACAAGGGCGTCGATTTTGGAATTGTCCATAAAACTCCTCCTGGTAATTAAAACTCACCACCGAAGAGTTTAGCGATGAAAGCGTCAGTCAGCAGGCCACAGAGGCCTCCAACTATCTTCTGCACTTGCGTCACTGTGAACCCATAGACTGGGCGATCAATGACGATATAAACCGGAAGCGTGTCGTAGTCGTTGACGGCTGTCAACGGATCTGCG